GATGAAGAATAAACCCGCCAATTAAATGCATTACTTCTACTTTTGCAAATAATTAATTCTGGCGCAACAGTTAAATTATGAGAAAGCGTCTGACCGCCAGAGCTTCCATTCCCCGTATAGCAAACGACATCCATAAACGATGGGGCTCGTTTAAAAAACCAATTAATATAAGTATATGGACTGTAGTTGATTCTTCCGTTTGTGGCATCTGCTCCAAGGCTAACTCCATCCATCGACGCAAAAGACGTAAGCCCATCTGTTATCGTGTATTCAGCCGCTGTCTCTGCCGTACAAAGTTCTTTGGTGTTACCACGAAGCCTGTCATATACGGCAGAACCATCTCCCGTTCTGTTTCGTGCTATCACCCAATCAGAAGCAAACCCCACTCCAGTAACAGTGGCATTAGCACCAGTACCCGTCCTAGCAATAGCGTTATAAACACTCGTCCCAGTCGTAGGCACTTTCATTGGGCCACGGCGTATGGCTATGTAGATGTAGGTAGTATTGGCTGCAAGAACGTGCTGAGTTCCTGTAGCTGTTACAGCGTTTCCAGTTCCGCTACCTTCTGCACTAGAAGTATTTGCCGCAAGATAAACAGATGTGCCGCTAGTGTCAGCAACAAACCCGCGCATAGTGTCACGGATAAACCAACCACCGCTGCCAGTAGTTTTGAGCATCATCCACTGAGGCTCATACCCAAGGCTCACAATAGCGTTACCACTGCCATCAGTAGTAAACGACCCACACGAAATCACATTGTCTGTACCAGCAAGGCCAAATCCACCTGCGTCATGGGCAAATAGGTAGGCAACCAAAGTGTCGCCATTCCCATTAGTTTGGTAGTTGTAGCCAACATAAATATTTGTTGCGTCAGGGTCTGTTTGCACCCAACCAGCATTGTATTTTGAAAAGTAAGCAACAGAACTAGCGTTGGTTTGTGCATCCGTAGTGTTTAATAACACTCGATACCCACCAGACAGACTTCGGTGATAAACAATCCAATTAGTAGAGCCTTGCGTTACGTTTTTAATAATCACACAGCCCGGAGCAGACCCAAGATTATGAGGAACAATTCCTCGTCCAATAGATGTTCCAACATCGTTACTGCCAGTCCAAGTCACAACATCAAAAAACTTTGCTTGTTCTCGGAATGTCCACGACACGTATGTGCTACCACCAGAGTAGTTGTAATCTGAATTTGATCCAAGAACAAAACCTGTTGTATTAAATGTAGTAAGCCCAGTAGTGTCAGTAGTTTCTGCACCTGTAGAGTTAGAAATAAGTCCCTTAGTAACCCCGCGAACAGTGTCAGTTAGTTTATTTTCCCATGCGGCACTACGAGATTTAATCCAAACTAGCCCACCTTTGGTAGACAAGTCAATGCCATTGGTGATTGTCTGTGTAGCGCCTGTACCCGTATACAGATAAGTCGAGAATACATCCTCAATGTATTTTGGAAGAGGTTGACTAGGCCACAATCCAGCCGCAATCAGTTGCATCTGTTGCTCTAATGTCCATGCTCCAGACGCAACTCCACTTTCACCACCCGTAGTAGTGGGAGGCGTTGCACTAATTATTGCGCCTTTGTAGCGATTGGACATGCGCTACCCCTTAACTGATGACTTCGTAGCTGATTGTGAAGGTCAGCGAACTAGCCGTACCAGACGTAATTGTGATTGAATGGCCTTCCATCAAATAGATGGCTGTGGTTTTATCAACCGCAATCAGTGAAGCATTGCCGGGGACAGACACTGCTGAAACCACAGGATAAGCAGTGCCGCTTGAAGGGGCAGAACCTTGGGCCACAGCGCCATTGGTGTAGATTGACACCGTAGCGTTAGCCGCAGTAGCTGTAGTGTTAGCCACCACAATTTGATTAATTTTAAACACTGTACCGCTGGATGCCGCATTAGGCACAAGCACAACTGCGGTTGTACCAGACGGGGTGTAGTATGTAGTTGTACCTGACGCTGTAGTCGCGGCGAAAAGATTTGGATTTGCCATGATAGTTCCTTAAAAGCCAAAGACCATTGCGATTGCCGTTGCCTTCGCTTGTGACACGCCAGAAGCTGCTGGAGCAGTAGACGCCCACGTTGTGCCGTTGCTTGTCAATACGTTGCCTGCCGTGCTTGGCGCTACAAACAAAGGAGCGGATGTGCCGTTACCTAAGATGACGTTGTTGGCTGTAAGGGTTGTTGTCCCAGTACCGCCATTACCCACCGTTAACGCATTAGTAAGAGCCAGCGTGGGGATAGTAGTGGTGTAAGCACCGCTAAAGGTCAGGTTGCCGTTGAGAGTCCAAGTCTGCGCTGTTGCAGAATAGATACCCCCAGCGTTCATGTATAGCGCGTAATTACCTGTACTTGAGTTACTCGCATCGCCAAACAGACCAATATTTAATCCGCCAGTGTGGGTGTCATTGGCATAGCCGCGAACACCAATCGCTGAACCCGTGTCTCCTGAAGCAGATACACCGCCGTCACCTAAAACACCAGCAGACCGAGTGCCGCCATTGGTAGCGCCCTTGCCATATACACCAACGCCCCAGACTGTTGAGTCGCCAGAATTGGCAGTCGCTTCACCAACCACACCCATGTTGTAAGTGTGTGAGTCTCCAGTGTTGGCTTGGCTGGCAACAAACTTAGAGTTGGGCCAGTCAGTGAAGTTTGCGTTTGTACCTACTAACCCCAAGGGCATGTAGACCGAAGTATCCGCAGCTTGATTGACCGACTTCCCAGACGGGTAGGTTACAAATACGTTGACAGTACCGCTAAACGTAACTGCGCTTCCAGAGTTACTGGAAGACAGAATAGTTGTTCGCGCAAGAGTAGGCCCTGACGTTGAGTAAGTGCCAATACCAACTTCCCAGTTTCCAGACGCATCTGTCGCTGCATAGTAAGTTGTATTTCCGTTGCCAACTACGGCAAACGATTGAAAGCCAGCAACGGAGCCCGACAGCGTAAAGCTGACCGTAGTATTGGCTGTGCCACTTTGTTGTACACGGTCTGCTAATGCGAGCGCCATCTAAGGCTCCTTAAGAAGTGGCTGTTGTGCTGTAAGTAACGCTCACAGTATCACCAGCAGTTGTAGCCTTGGCTGTTGTGAAGTTTCCTTCAGAGTACAGAGTGCCTGCGGTTGAGCTTTGAGTGTTTACTGCGCCAGTACCAGTTACCAAGAAGCAACCGTAAACCGTACCGCCGCCACCAGTAATGGTGTAAGTGATAGATGATGCTGCGCTAGTAGTTACGTTACTTGGGGTTGTGCCAGTTGACGATGCTGCGGCAAACGTTGCTGTACCGCGCACTGCTGAACCGCCTACGGTGTAGGCTGTGAACTCTTTACTGCCACCAACCAAAGTTGTCATGGTGTCTGTAGCCGCAGGTGTCAAGGTAGCGTTTGTCAACCCTAAGAACGGGCCAACTGTGGTGTATGTGCCAGATGTGCGCAAGAGCGTATCTAACAACAACTGCTTACCAACAGCTACGACCAAGTTAGGAAACTTGTCTTCCCACTTGAGATTACCGTCTTTGTCGCGGCAAACGACGTGATACCAACCCTCAATGCCCATTCCTTCTGGGATGTTTGCGTTGGCTTGTAGTGTGGCAACTGCGTGGTCACCGAAGTTAGAGATCTCTTTTGTCATAATGGCTCCTATGAAATACGGATGATCGCAGAAGTGTCAGTTGCTGCGGGGAATTGTACGATAAATGTGCTAGAACTTGTCTTGTCATTACCAAAGTCTAAGACGCAAATTGCTGGATTAGTCGTTCCGTTAGCCAAGTAAATTAATGCGCCTCTTGCGGTGATTGCTCCTGTCCATGCCGCGTTTGTAAAAGACAGATATGTCGTGGCAATACCTGTTTGATTCCCTATTGTGGGAACCTGAGAAATAACTAACGTCTGCCCACCGGGGGAATAGTTGCCGCCAGACGATTCGCCTGTACTTGTATAAGCAGTAGTGGTTGCATCCAATGTGGCTGCGTTGGTGTACAGGGCAATCTTAAATACTTGAGTCGTACCAGTATCAAAGTTAAACACACCGTCAAGCAAACCTGTCTTGAACGTATTGGTGGTGAAGTTACCCGTAAAGGCCATTATTGGACTCCGTTATTCTGCGGCAAAGGAGCCACACGAGCCTGACCACTACGGTACGCATCACTGCGCTCAAGTCCATCACCAAGACGTTTAGCCAGAGCAAGTGCCTCTTTGTACTTTGTATCGTACAAACTAATTATGTCTTGCTCGCCCTTCATGTATGTGTAAGCCTCAACCAGCGAACCATACAGAAGAACCGTATCAAAGTTTTCACTCAACCAAGTGGCTGTTGTGGAAGTACCTGCGGTAATAGAAGATGGGTAATAGTAATAATGCAGTTCTACAGAGTAAGCAGCATCGGGAGTTGGGCCAAGAATAAACGATAGCTCAGTAGTGATTGTGGAGCCACTAATTGTTGGGCCGAACAAGGCGTAATATTTGGGTATTCCTACATCTGTAGTGGGGTTGGGGTACGCCTGCCGGATGAAATTCACATCCTTGTTTAACAAATACTCATAATTACCGCTAGCGTCAATTACCGCCAGAGAATAGCTAGACAGAAAATCTGAAGGGCAAGATAAGTATTTGTTGGTCGAAGTTGTATTGCCAGTCACGTTTCTACGCAACGAAGGAAACTGCACCGTGTTATAGATGCGTTGTTCAGCTTGCTGGATAAAGCGATTGATCTGCGTAGTTGAGGACACGACTGTACTGTCCGCCAGCGTTGTGGCGGGGAATGTGTTCTCGGTATACGTTTGAATCGCTGTTACCAGCTCACTGTATGTCATGCCATTGGGCCTCGTGCCATCAGACCTTTAGTAGCCGCGCCCGTGCCACGGATTTTGATACCAGTTGTCTTTGTGGGTGGGTAGTCTTGGCTGCGTGTGTTTGCCACAGACACGTTTGCTTTACGCATGGTTGTCTTTGCTGGCTCTTCACCAACAACTACGCTTGCTACTTTTTTGGGTTGCTTGTATTCAGCCATGTTATTTACCCCGTCCAGAACTGCGTTGGTTCATCACCTTCGCCATATTGCGACCATATTTCAGCATGTCGCTGTTGGTTTTGCCACCAGCACGCATGTTTTTAACAGCAGCATCTGGGTGAGCAGATTTCATGCCTTTAGCCATGTGTGCTTTAAGTGCTTTCTTTGCATCCATCATCGACTCCTTATGTCGTTGTAACCGTAACTGTACCAAGTTCTACCACTAATACCAAGTTATTTGGTGTTAGAGCGGCATCAAAAAATGCGGAACCCCCTACAGGATTCCAGCCCCACTGGAAGATGCGACTACCACCTTCAACCGTCCCCGCACCGTCTGGCCCAGTCCCAGTTGGAACAAGCTGCAAACCGTTTGTGCCTGACAGGATGTAACTCCGATCAGGGCGAGGATTCCTCAAAGCCTGCGGGTCATCCACGGGCCACATGCCAAGTTGCAACTGCGGCTGATCTGGATCCCAGCACTCAGGGCAAACCAAGAGATTGTAGGTCTTGGTCTTGATGATCTCAGTCTTGAGAACGCTCAACTTGAACCGCTGATCGCAACGGTCACACTGGGCAATCGCAAACTTACCGCTGGCAAACCTATTGCCCATCGTTACCTCCCAATGTAGGTTTGACGGGGTACAAGTCTCAAAGCGGCTTTCTCGTGATCTTCATAGGCGGCAAGCTCCCACGCCTCGTCATACTGCGTCTTGAGGAATGGGATGCGCTCTGCGCCTGTAGGAATCTTTCCAGCAATGTAATACGCCAGCCCAGCCGCCATACAAGGCAAGAATCTGAAAGGCACATCCATGATGTTGACACCGCCGCCCGCGTCTTGGGTGCGGCGCAGACGCCAATACACAAATTGATATTGCTGTGCATTGTCTGGGGTAGGCCAAACGGTGATCGCGGGGACTTGCTGCCAATAAACAGCAGTACCTGATGCGTGGCTTGCGACAGTCGTGTTTTGTTGGGCGCGGAAGCAGTTGTACAAGACGTTTCCGGAAATATACCCGTAATTAATAATCTCGTTCTCAATCTTGATGAACCCAGCGGCAGGTAAGCCAACCACAGAATTCAAGGTAATTTGGGTGGAAGTGGTTGTAATAGCCCCGTTAAGGGTTAACCCTGTAGGCGAGGTCTGTCCGTTATAGCGTTGAATCCAAACCTGAATAGGTCTGGCTTGGGTAATTTTGTTGGGGATAGTAGCGTAGGTAGAAACGCTAATCCTTGTGATGGTCAAATCAGCCTGAGTTGCTGCTATGTTTGCACCCGTACGGATCACATGCTCAAGCAAATCAATGGTGTCATCAGGCAGGGCGTAGGTGTTTTGGCCTTGCACAAAGTCAATCGTGCCGGTCTCAATCGTCCACAAGTTGATGCCACGGTTTGCCCAATCAGCAAACATGATGTTTAAACTGCGTCTGGCTGTGCGTAAGTCATATCCGGTGCGTAGCTCACCACCAGCGCGTTCAAACGCCTCCTCAACCAACTCGGTGAGGTCAAGGTTAAAGCTAGTTGCGCCGGAAGTGTTTGCCATTATCTAAATCCTGCCGTTTTCTTTGCTACTTTGGGCGGTTGCGTTACGAACTGCTTCCCTTTAGCTTTGCCAGCACGTTTTGCACGTGTTGTCGCAGCGTACTCAGCAGGGCTGAGAGCTTTGATCGCAGCTTTTGGAAGGTATCGTTCACCAGTGTCAGAAGATTTTTTACCACTTTTAGTTGTCCAATCTTGGCTTCCCCAATCCTTTAGGGATTTTTGCGGGGCTTTCAATCTCTGTACCCTCCGCCAGCAGCCTTGTACTTCTTGGCTACTAACTGAGCTTTCCTTGCCGACCACTGACCCGCACCTGTACCTTGGGTAGCCGCTGCCTTCACTTGCGCCACAATCCGCTTACGCAGACTTGGTTTGGTGTAGTTGCCAGCAGCATTTACTTTCCCGCCTTCAGCATACATATCAACATCTTGCGGCTTGTCTCTGCGATGAATAGCTTTTCTCCCCGGCATCTTCTTGGGGTTGATTGCACCCATGCCGCGAGAAGCCATCATCGAATGATTGTCCCACGGGTTTTGCCCCGTTGAGCACAGCCATCAGCACGACTGGAGGCTGAACCGCCAGAAGCCATCTTCTTCTCGGGCTTTACAGGTTTACCATCAACACGAATGCCGCTACCGGGTTGCTCCGGCATATTAGGCTCACCCTTTTTGAACTTACGTCCAGCGGATGCGTCATCAGGTTCTTTTGGTGCTTCTTTGTTCTTTTCCAGATCGTCGTACATGATTCACCTCAATACATTTTGCAACGGGTTTTGCCGCGAGTGGCGATGCCATCTGCGCGACGTGAAGCAGTCATGCCGCCGGAAGCCATCTTCTTGACTGCGCCACCTCGACGCATCGCGGAACCTTTACTGAGTGCGTCCTCGTCATACTCTGTTGGCGCAGCTTTTGGTGAAGGATTTTTAGCTTCGCGTGAACGGCGCTCTGCGGGGGTTTCAAAGTTTTTTACGTAGTCAGAAATGCCGCTACCAACTTTTTTAGCGCCGGAAGCTACTGCATCGCCAATAGTTTGCGCCGCAGAGGGGCCACTTGGCTCTTTGTATCTAACCTTACCGCTTAGATCACGATAAGTTTCACGCATCGCATTAGTTGCTTTGTCAGCTACGGGTTTAGCTGCGGTAGCTATAGCCCCAGCAGGGCTTTGAGCGGCTGTTTTTGCAACTGTTTTTACGGCATCTCCAACTCTAGATGGCGCAACAGAGTTACGGCCTTCATTACTATAGTCGGGGTTTTTGGCTACAGCGGGGCGAGTACCACGACTCATACTTGACTCTATAGTCCGGCGGTCTGAAACTGAGGGGGCTTGTTTTGCAGATGCGGGTTTAGCCGCAGATTTAGGCGCGGACGTTGCAGTGCGTACGTCATTAGCCTCGGCAATGCCTTCTTCCCTGATGTTCTTTGGCTTTTGAAGCGCGGTCAGAACACTAGACTTAGTGTCGGATACAGCCTTGTCACCTGCGGATTCTTCAGAGGATTTGCCGCGCCCTTTCAAACGATCTGTTTCATCGCCTGTGTCGGTAGTGCTTTCGCCCTTGTCTTTGTTACGCATGGCATAAGCCAAACCTGCTAGACCCGCCAATGCCGCTAAACTTTTTGCTTTTGCCATGATTTACTCCTTTTAGCAGTAAGCTTTGCCGCCGCGCTTCATACCCAAGGGCTTGGAGCCAGCCATTTTGACCATAGTACCTTTAGAGATACCGCTCTTTTGAACAGCATGTTCACCTTTACCTTTGTTGCCGCCGGAAGGAACCGCGCCCATTTTGGCTTTGGTAATTGCACCGCCGCCAGCCATTTTCTTTACGCCAGCTTCTTTCATTTCGTGCTTGACCATAGACTTGGGTGCGCCTTTGGCCTTCATAAAGGACACTTCTTTTTTCATCATTCCTTTGGACTCTTTCATTTCGCCACCCTTTTTAAAAAGTTCCGCCTTACCTTGATTGGTTTTGGGGTTGTTAACTGTTTGTCGATCAGCACGGGTTGTGGAACCCTTACCAAACTTCATGCCTTTGCTGGCCTCGCTAAAGTCCTTTCCAACGGATTGGGGGACTCCGGCTTTCTTTGCAAATGCTGGGTTGTGGGCCACAGCATCCATAAAGGTTTTTTGTTTTTTACTCGTCGCTGGCATCGTCGTCTTTCTTTTTACGAAACAATGTATAAAACTCTTTGCCTGTAGCCATTTCGTAAATACGCATGACCCCCACTATTGCACCAATCAAACCGAATACAGGTGTAAGCAAATTCAAAAATGTACCGAGGGTAGTAAAAACTGCCACGATATCCAGTACGTTTTTTACGCTGTCTGTTTGCTCAGTCATACAAACTTTCCCCTCGTCTTGCCTTGGATAGCGCAGCCATCCGCTTCGGTTACATAGCCACCATCAGCGCAATTCCAAGCCCGTAGGCTCTTGTTAATCCTCGAATCGGGATCCCTTGCTGTTTCTGCGCTCGTTAATTTCGACTTCATCCCCTTCATACGGGCGCAAAAAGAGTCTCGCCTGCTGCCGCCCTCGGGCTGAGGAGCTTTCAACCCCGGCTTCCCGGGATTCGCTGCGTTGTAGGAGGCCCGACCTTTGGCGTTCAAGCCGCCTTTGGGATTCTTCCCTTCCTTGCGCGTCCATGCTGGAGATTTAGCCATAGTAAATGTTTGCGGCGCTTAAATTGACAAAGTATGCGTACACACCGTTGTATGCGCGGACACCTTCGCCGGGGATTGGAAAGCCGTTGAAGAAAGAATCTCCAGCCGTTGACTCGTAGGTTATCAACCACCTGCCAACTGCATAAACAGCAGTAGGGGATGCCGTGATAGTCCCAGAGTTGATGTCTACAAGCGTAAACGTATCCGCGCCAGTTCTAGTAATCACGTAAGTGCCATCAGTAGCCGCACCGCCTGTGCCAGCTTCAAAGTGGATACCTATTGTGTCCCCAGTACTCAATCCGTGCGCTACTTTAGTCACAGTCACAGTTGTGCCGCTACGTCCGTAAGTAACGCTGGCAGAAACAGGCGTTGAAGTGGTATCAAACAGGGTCAGAAAACCTGTAGCACCGCCACCTGTGAAGGATACAGCTTTAACCCGTGTAGGGTATGTAACCATAAACCCGCTTTGGTTCTGGTGCGCCTGTCTTACGTCAAATTGCATCGTCATAATCAAACTCCTGATTTAACAGGGGCCGAAGCCCCATTGGGTTGATTAGGAAGTAGCGAAAGGTGTAGCAACAGTGCTTGAGCCATTCACAGTGCCGGTAACCATGTATTTAAGCGCGGCAACAGCAACGATCTGAACCCATGTACCTGCTACGCCACCAGTAGTAGTGCCGTTAAAGTTGATGAAGTCATCGCTTGCGCCAGCGGTAAAGCCTACTACTGCACCAGAGGTGTCAGTGTCCACAGAAATTACTGAACCAACATACCTGTCAGTGCCATCAGTAGCAATCTTCAATGAACTTGTGGCGATGGTTGTGGGAACCCAAATTGTGTAAACAACGCCTTCGTTGTTCAAAGTGTTGGGGTCTTGACCGGGGCCAGATGAAGATGCGTTGCTAGAAGCGTTAATGGTAGGCAAAGTCAAAACGACGTTTGCTGCCAACGTGCCACCAACAGTAATGATGCGACCGCCGTGATCAACGGGGTTCAGAGTGGTGCTAGAAGTGATTGCTACAACAGCGGCTGGGCCTTGCTGATAGATACCGCCCATTGATCGGACGGGGCCTTGAAACGTAGTGCGTGCCATGATTTTTCCTTACATGCAAGTGAGGGTGTTCTGTCTGCATGTCGTCAGCCGGGACTGTCAGAACACCGGATAACCCCGGAATGGTTGCAATATACACCAAAAGAAAAGGGGGCACAAGGCCCCCTTCCGGTTTATCAGGCAGTGCCTGAAGAACCCCACATGCCCAGAGGGTCAGACCAGCCGAAGCTGTAACGCTCACGAGCCTTGTAACGGACGTTGCCGGTGTCGAAGTCGCCGTCCATGCTGTTAGCCAGCGGTGAACGAACAAAGTGCTTCAGACCGTTAGGAACGTCTGTTGTCAGGAACCAAGCATTGGTGTCTGTCAAGAAGTGATTGACAGCGTAACCTTCAGGGATAGCGCCCATTTGCTTGATGGCGTTGATGTCGTTATCAGCAGTAGACACACGGAGTTCGGTGTCCAACAGGCGTTTAGCGACGAACATCAAGTTCGGGGGAACAATCATCTTCTTGGGTTTAGCTGCAATCAACAAGCCACGCTCGTCTGTCCAAGCTGCGATTTGAATAACGGCGGCTTCCAAGGAAGTCTCGTTCAAGTCGATTTGGGTAGAAGGAGTGTTGCTGTTGACACCACCAGAGATCAAAGGATGGTTTGCGTTGAACAAAGACACGCCGTCGCCACCGGGGTAGCTAGAGCTAAAGCCATTGTTCAGGACGGCAGCAGCCTTAACCTGTTTGGTGTATGCCATAGCACGGGCCAAAGACTTGGTGTAGCGACCAGACAAGCTGTCGTACAAGTTATCTTCAATCGCTTCTTCAGTGATTGAGAAACCCAAAGCAATGGTTTCGTGGGTATAGCGGGTTGACCATGCTTCTTGTGCATTGTCGTAAGCGATGGCAGAACCTTCGTTTTTGACAGGTGCGGCTGAGAAGCCAGACAACTTAGTTTCTTCCTCGAATGAACGCTCAGAGGTCTCAGTTTCGTAGATCTCTTTGTGCTCTTCGCCGTAACGTGAATACTCCATACCGAACAAAGCGTTCAATCCGGGGAGCAACTCTTTCAGTAGCTGTGCGCGTGAAATAGCCATGATTTAGCCCCTTTATTAAACGCCAGAGGCGATAGTGGTTGTATGAATCTCAAAGTTCCAACGAACGATGAGCTCGGGGAACACAATATTGCCAGAACCATTGACATAAGATGTCTCAGGTACAACGTCAACGACGTTCATGGGCAGTGTTCCTGTGGTTGCAGAAGCTGCAACAGCTACGCGGCTATCGCCGGTAGTTGTCAAACCAGTGTTCTGAACCAATTCCACGTTAGTACCAATGACGGTAAATTGCGTGGTGGACGATGGCAATAAGCCAGAAGTTGCGTCATCAGCAGTAGTGCCAGCAGCAATCACAGCTTTAAACAAGGTATTTGGATCATTACACACATAAGCGGTAATGTACGTACCTGTGGGGGCAGTGGTACTTGCGGGATAGTACTGAGAGAAAATGACTTGACCTTGCGCGTTAACGTAAGAGCAACCCATAAAAACACCCATGATCTGTGAGGTTGTCACAGTTGCGCGGGCGGACGTGATGGCAGATTTGATAATCGTGCCGCTGTTTACCATTTCTACAGCATCGCCAAAGAAAATAGCGGTGTTGTATGCCGAGGCAATCCGGTACTGACGAGTTGCACCTGCGAAGGGTGTACCGCCGTACAGATTGATCGGCTTTAGCCCGTAAGGGGCGTTTACCGTTGGATAAGCCATTTTAAGGACTCCTAAATTTTAAGAACCAGAACCGAAAGTAACATTAGATTTCTTCTCAGAGAAAAGAGGCATCTTCGGATTACTTTCACGAAGGAAATTGTTGTCCACGGATTCCATTTGAGACTGGTTCAAGCTTGCAAAATGTTTTGCGCGTTGATCCATAAACTCAGCAGGGATGCGGCAGAGCAACAGCCCACCAATCTCAATACCGCCTTTAAAGCGGCCTTCGATGGCAGCGTGCATCATCAGCTCGGGATATTCTTCTGCTTTGCAGGGTTCGTATCCTTCACGTAACTTAGAAGAGATATTGCTAGGGTCAGCAACACCGTTAGTACTCAATCGGACATATCTATGTTTCCAACCGGGTCTCTCATCGGGCATAGGTAGAACTTCGGGGGCTTTCCAAAACGATGGTCTGTATGTGGTATCCCGGGACTCTAACTCTCGCACCATGCGATTTTGTTTGGTTTCAGACATGATTAAGCACCTTTTCTAAGTAAAGCAACCTGTTTAGCGTATAACTCCAGAGGAACCCCAAGGCGACGCGCAGTCGCAGCTTCGGATGCCTTCAGCCGTATACGGTTAGGCGGAGTACTTCGGGTAGCCGGAGCTACTGGCGAAGCTGATTTTGTTGCACGGTGCGGGGTATCATCATCCTCGTCAACCGGTTCTGACGTTCTTTTTTTAGGAGGCGGTTCGTCTTCCTCGTAGCTCTGAGCATCTTCAAAATGCTCAGGAAATCGTTTGCGCATTGTTTTATCAATGGTTTGGAAGTACTCTTCAGTACCTACATAGTCCGCACCATACTCTTTTTGTAACTTTCTGTCAATGCCCATAGCAGCCATTGTCATTTCATCATCTTTACCCCACCAATCACTGTTGCGATCTACCCACTTTTTAGTGCGGGGAGTTAGCTTAGGTTGGTCGGGTTGCGGGGTTTGAAACCCGCGTTCTTCAACCTCAATAGGTCTTAATCCAGAAGCTTTATCCATCCTAAGAGTAGCCTTAGCTATTTCAGCTTGGGCTTCAGTTAGTGCGTCAACATCGGCGTTTTCATAAGCTTCTTTATAGCGTTTCTTGGCAGAGTCAAGCTCTAATTGGGCGGTAGATTGAGACTGCTCAATGAATACCTTACTCCCGTTAGAAAGCTGTTGTTGAAGTTTTTTGTTCTCTTCGTAGACTTGTTTGGCAAAGGTTTCAGCCGCTTCACGTTCGCGCAAGGCTTCTTCTTTGGCGCGGCGTTCATCGTGGTAACCACGGGTAAACTTCTTAATACGCGCTTGAACTTTCTCGTCGTACGTAGCTAGTTCGTCCTCGGTTGGGTCTTCCACCGGCTCTTTCATTGGCTTGCGCCCACGGTCTTCCGGGGGCGTATCGTCCTCGATCTCTATCTCGAACTTTTCTTCAGCAGCAGCTTTCTCTGCTTTTTCATCGGGAAACTCGTAAGTTTCTTCAAACTTGGGTAATGGCATGTGTTACTCCTTATGCTGCTCGTGTAATACCACGGGGGTCTTCCACAACCGCTTCAACCAAGTCATCGTTGATGATGCGGAATTCACGACCATGAATCTTCAGGCGGGTGCCTGAATTGGGGCGGACGATGATGAAATCACCTTCCTTGCACGACGGGCCATTTGGGAACCTAGTCGCGTCTTTGTAAGCATCAGGGCCAAGCTTGACTACAAACAGGACTGGGGTCAGCACCTCTTCGTAATGCATGGTTTTTGAGTCTTTTATAAGACCTACCTCGCTGTCTTGGTATTCCTCCATTGCTTCGGGAACAACGCACAATAGGCGAAAAGTCTTGGGATCAGGCAATTGCTTGGCCTTTTGTTCTGCCGTGGTGTTCAAAATACCAGACAGGTCAACTGCCGCAACGTCAAATTCAGTCATCAGATTTCTCCATTCTTCGCACAAGATCTTCAATAATGTTTTCTGCGTAGTTCAGACCTTGGACAACTCCGCAGACTCTTCGGTACTCCTCAATGGAGTCACATCGCCCAGCCGCCACATAAGCTTCACGCTCCTGCTTTAGCTTTTGGATTTCCTTGGCTACATGAGCCAATTCTTGATAGTTACTCAATCACGCTCCTTCTTGGGTTTGTTGCTAGGCTGGTTTCGTTGCGCCGCCCGTTGCGCTTGCTGTACAGCCAATTGAGCGCGGTGTTTAGCAGCGTCAATGCCCATACGCATTCCTTCAGTCTCCTGTTGTCTGTTTAACTGATCTCGTTTTGCGGCTGACTGTGCGCCAACCTGCATAGCAGCGATCTCTTTTTGAGCCGCGATACGTGCTTCTTCAATGCGGATTTGGTCAGCTTTGGCGGCTGCGTCGATCTGTTGCTTCTGCTGTTTAAGCTGCAACTCGCCCTGCTTGATCTGCAACTCTTGCATCTGCATCTGAACAATTGGATCTTGCATCTGTTGTTGAGCCTGTTGTTGCTGGGCTTCCTGCTGTGCTTTTTGGGTTAACTGCTGAGACGCTTGCGCGGTAAGCATCGCAATACGATCCGCCAACTCTGGAGACACTTGCTTGTTCTGTTCTTCTGTTGGCAGTGGTGTACCAATAGCCATTTCAACCTGCTTGCGGTACTCGAACGCAATGTGCTCGTTGATGTGCGCCATAGCTGCTGCCATGATCGCTTGAGCCTGTGGGTTCATCTGCATCAACTGTTGGATCTTGGGGTTCTGAATAGCCGCCATGTGCGCCTGAATATGGGCCTCATGGTTCTGCTCAATGAACGCTTTGACCGGCTTCATAATCAACAGATTCTGGTTCTCTTGTACTGGGTCAGTAGGTACTTGGTCATCTTCAACAGGTACAAGCTTGTTAGCATTCTTGATACCCAACACCTCAATCATCTGACGATGCAACAGAGGTAAGTTATAGAGTTGTGGTGCAGACTGAGCCAACTGAAGAACTGCTTGATACTGCACAATTTTCTGTGCCATCGTTGCTGCATTTGGGTCACTAACAGGAATAACATCTGTGCTGTCATAGTCCGATTTCTTGGCCTTACGGCCCGCATCTTCCGGCTCATAGTCATACTCCTCAGGCGTGTAGTCAGCGATGATGGTCTTGAGTAAGCGGAACTCCTGCTTCATGGTGTAGTGCAGTCGGGCTTGAACCGCCGTCATCACCTTAAGCGTGCGCTCCAACAGAGCTAGTGTTGTACCCACCGGTGCATTAGTACTCATGTCAGACACGTTCATGTCGCCGCTGGAGGCGAATGCGCGGCCTTCTTGAACTATGTTCTGGAATAGAGCAAACAGAACCTGACTTGGCTCCTTGTATGGCAGTGGTAATATGTTGTCACGGATGCTTCCTGAAGGTACATCTACGTCTCTAAACTCTCCGGGCTGGATGGGGGTGTCGTCTCCCTTAATGCGTAAGCCGCGAGATTTAAGACCTCCGGGTAAGTTAGATAGCGTGCCAGCATCAACGAGCTGTCGAATGAGCATGGTGGCGGACTTGGCGTAGCCCCCGATAAGATGGATAAGACCATACCCATAGAACCCGAATCCGGGGATGTATTGGTAGTGGACAAAGTGCTGTCGCTTGGTGTGCAATTCGTCGTCTTCATACCAATTTCTCCTTATGGCTAAAACTTTACGTGTCCCTTTTTCCACAGTAACCACATAAGGTAAGGCGATCCCTGTCTCCTTACCCTTCTTGTCTTTGTGCTCATACCCGGGCAAGTCCAAGTCAACGTGCATCTCCAAGATGCGGAAGCGGTCGTCGTTAATAGCTGACATGCCTTGCTCTTCAGCTTTTTGCTTCTCAATGTCGTCCAACTCATGCGTCGGCTCACCTAAGTCCACATCGCTGTAGAACCCTGCTTCTTGTAACTTCAGAATCTCGTTCTCAGTCTTGCGCATCACATGTGTAACCCGCTCGGCTGACTCTAAATTACTCGCGCCATACGGCACTACTATGTCCTCGGCGGGGATAAACACCGCAACTTGGCGACCTTTATTTGGGTCGTAGTACACCTTCTTGAATGCGGAACCTGCGAGGGGTAGTGACCACAACATCTTCTCGTGCTCAGGTCGATACTCAACCATCACTTCAGTTAGTTGGTAGTTCATGTCCTCGCGCACGCGGGCGGCGGCTTCTTCACGCAGTAAGTCAATTGCGCCAACAATCTGCGTCTTTACAGGCCCCATAGCAGGGAACGTCTCCATCATTGCCTCAGACTGGAAACGCACGACTGATTCTGTCAACATAGGGTGGAATACACCACAAGCACCTTGCCAAGGCTCTGTTCGCTCTTCGTAGTTCAAACCCAACAATTTCAAACCATCAACATAAGTTTTGATCCAATCTTTGCGGTCGTTGACATCTTTACCAAAGTCTTCTACTAAGTCAGCCCCAAGCGAGTCAAGCTCACTATCGTCCATGAAGTCAGCTAAGTTAGCATCAAAATCTTTAGCTGTTTCTTTTTGTGGTTTAAGGTCGATCTCAATGTCACCCATGCCAATACTGACTGACTCGGGATCCTCAATTTCAATCTCCAGATCTGGTTCTGCAAGTGCGGAGATACCTTGGGGTGCTGCGTATAAACCTTTTTCCATTGCCATGATGTGTCCTTAAACTGTGTAGAACCGCTCTTTTCTGCGGCTGCGAAAGTAATTGATCTCTTCAGGCTCATCGCTGGGTAAGCGTAAGAACCCACCTTGACGAAAGCGCATTAGCGCTAGAGTTGTCGCGTCAACCAAGTCATCATGCTCGCCTGACGGAAACGCCGCTATCTCGTCTACTAACTCTTCTGCCCATCGTGTGCGGGGGATCCACACTTTCCCTGACGCAATTATGTCTGATACAGAGTTCAAACGCGCAATTTTGTCTTGACCTTTACTCGGCGTGTATTCCTGTACTGGAATACCCATCGCTCGTAGATCGTAAATCAAAGGCGCACCGGACGCTTTTTTCTCAATCAAGATCCCATCTGGCTCGTACTCGTTGTACTCCTCAAGGACATCTCGCTTTAATTCTGGGTATTCAACCCGCTTTTTATAGGTATTCAACAGGATGATGTGCTTGGTCTGGTCTTCTTCGTGGTGGAATATTCCCCATGTTGTGCCTGCGGAATAGTCAGCCCGATTGTTCTTCTCAAAAGCCGTATCCCACGTCTGCAATATGTACTCACAGGACGGTGGACGCTCGTCTTCCCACCATTTCCACCAGTCCCGCTTGATAATTGCTGACTCATTACCCACAGGATTCTGTTGATACTGCGCCTGCCACTTACTATTAGGCAGTTCCTCGCGGAGCGCGGAAAGCTCTTCCAGACTCCAAAACTCAGGCCAAAGCGGGTTGCCAGAGGGCAAAATTGCAGGAAATTCAATGACTTCCCACTCTTCCCCACCCCTTGCAGCGGCAGCTTTTAACACTTGTCCAGTCAAATCTCGCTGTGCCCAGCGGGTCATCACGACTACAATCGCCCCGCCCGGCTGGAGACGCTGTCTTGGGCCGGAGGTGTACCACTCATACACCTTGTCATACACATCAGGGTTCATAGCCGCCATCGCAGCCTCTTGTTCTGAGTGCGGGTCATCTATTATTAGTACGTCAGCACCTTTACCAGTCACCGCACCGCCCACACCGATCGCAAAATAGTCGCCGCCAGCGCTGGTGTTCCATCGTCCAGCCGCTTTTGAGTCCGCTTGGAGGTGTAATTTGGGAAAAATCTCTTTATAAGTCTCGGAATCCACCAAATTTCGCACTTTTCGACCAAATCCGACCGCTAATTCAGCAGTATGGGACGCTTGAATCACTTTTTTGCCCGGATATTTACCTAAAAACCATGCTGGAAGCAGGTAAGACGCGAATTCTGACTTGGTGTGTCGTGGTGGCATGTTGATAATGAGCCGTTTGCACGTCCCATTTGCCACCCGCTCAAAAGCTTTTGCCATTCTTTTATGGTGCGAACCCTCAATAAAGTTGGGCCACACCTTATTTACAAACGGCATGAAGTAATCCACCGCCTGTTCCCGCTTTGAAATGATCTCATGCTCCTCTAGGGCAACATACAGATCACGAAGTTGGGCTTCAGGTAGGTTCGGAAGTATCTTCAGAATATTCTGTAATTCCTGTGGGCTCATCATCCAAACCTAACTCATCACTTATGTTTTTCACAGGGGCGTCTATGACGTTACCCTGCAAAAGGCGGGAAATCTTTTCGTGGATTACTTGTTTTAGATCATTAGCTGAACGGTGGGTAATAGTTATCTCAGACTTATCAGTAAACGCACCGATGTCTGACATCTTTCCTAGCAATTCCAGAGCGCGAAGTTCACTTTTTGTTTCCCCGCACGAGCTAATTTCTACCAGCCTGTTGGTGATGTATGTTCTGGCTTGGGCCGCATCAAGCACGATGCGGTGGTCGTATTCTGATAGTAGTGCAGATAGCTTTAGCGCCACGCCGCCTTGGTATAAAGCAGGGGGGTTAATGTTTTGTTTTTTCTTGGTATCTACTTGCGCAAATAACTTGCGAGCGGCTTCTTCGTCTTCTTCCGTCATTTCAAACGGCATACCAAGCTCAGTCATTAGCGTAGCAGTCGTAGCAGCTACCCTTGCATTCTCTTGTAGAGACGCGCCAACCTGCTCAGATAGGTTACTGGGCAGCGGATGATCCTGTGTAGGCGCAATAGTTATAGTCATATTTTCAAGGGCACTCCGTGAAGAGGGGGTGTTGGTGGCTCCCATGAGGCAGGGTGTGGGCTCAAATCAACAACGAAAAATTCCCAACGGGGCCAATCCGTTTCCACCAACGTGCCGAATGTAACAGAAATATGTATACGTGTGCAAGAGGAGGTAGGAATCCTACCCGGGGGGTGTTTCTGTAAACTTAAAAAGCAGGATTGGATACTTAAAAAATAGGGGGTGGGGGGTATAGGGTTTTCCCTAATGACGGGGGGCAATTCCAAATGTGGTCATCGAGAGAGCGAATCATAGTGTAAGGAGGGGGGAGTCCCATATTTTGTTTTGGGGTGGTGGGGTGCTGGATCTGTGGATAACTGGAAAAATGAAGGGGAGACCAGTCAGATCGGAAGAGACCAGTCAGATCTAAGAAAAAATTTTAGACAAAAAAAAGCCCCACGCATTAGGTGGGGCTTAGGTCTCAGCGCTTAGGCTTAGTCTTCAATAGAGAATGCTAGATCTGTATATTCATCTAATATCTCTTGAATAGCTTCGAGCTTTTCAATATCTGTGCACTTCTGTACTTTCTCTTTGATGTCAGATCTAAGCGCTTTAAGCTCTTCCCCATGAGCTTTGTTCTCTTCTGTGGTGCGGATCTTCAACACTTGATCTAGCTCTTTGTTCTTTTTCTTATTGTCTTTGTTCTCAGGATTCTTAGCGAGAGCTTCGAAGCTCTTCGTTAACTGGTCTCGAAGCTCATACACTTTCATATCCTTATATTTCTCTAAAAGCTCTTCAGCTTTTTTAGCCCTCTCTTCAGCTTTTTTAGTGCTGACTGGATTAGTGCTCTTAGGCTTAGTTTGACCAAATAGATCTGAGAGAAGCTTTGCGAATTCTCCCCATGCTGCATCATGCGCATTACCAGTAAGCTCTGGATTCTCTTCAGCATGTCCAGCTACCCAGCTAATACGAGCGCTTTCCCATTGTTCGTACGTGGGATCTGTACCCAGCATGCGAGAATAGCTCTTAGCTATTTCGATTCTCTCGAATTTATTCTTTGCAAAGCTCTTCCCACAATCTGACGCTACATTTTTTTGATCGAAGCTCAAAGCTTCAATAGGAT